ATATCTTAGTTTGTTGCCAAACTGTTCAAGATTTGTAGAACTAAAAGAATCGATGGCCGCTTTTGTAGTTTGAATTGTGGCTGAAGCAGTCAATGTTGTTTTTAGTTTATCATAGTAAGTTGTAATAGTAGGAATGATATAGATATAATCTGCATCGATGACAACAGGATCAATACCCAATGGTGTTCTGTCTATGATACTTTCTTTGATTTCTTGCTTTCGGATTCTCGTTGCAAAGAGTTCACCAAAAGGCTTTACAGCAATATAGACTTTACCATAGACAGCAGGGCTTGCAAGTTCTCCACCAAACGCCGTAACAGATTGTAGATCGGTGTTCTCGTTTAGAAGTATTCTCTGATAGTCATTCTTGATAACGGCTCTGTTTTGAACTTCAAAGTTTCTTGGTGCATTGAACTTTATACTATCAACAGATTCTTGTTCGACACCACCTCTTGCTACACTGTTCACTACAAGTGATGCTGATGTATAACTAGGATCAATATTAATCGTATCTATAGTGAATGTGTTTGCGCCATTTGTGTCTGGCCCATTACAAACACGATAATCAACAATAACAATATTATTGTTCTTTAGAGGTTTACCCAAAGCACCACTTGAAAAATATAGTTCATACTTTTTATCAGAAGCCTCTTGAATATAATAAACTGGGCTTGCAGATGTAACATCACGAATATTTGTTGCTTGTGTAAATACAGTATTTGATAAATTAGAAGCGGACTCCTGAACACGAACAGAAATGCTTCTTGTATCAATGTTTTGGTTAGGTAAAACATATTTTACAGGATTCGATGTATTCACAGTAAATCTATGTGTTAGAGGCTCACCTTCAATAATAGAAATTGCTTTTGTAAAAGTATTTGCGTTGTTGTTTATTGTCAGTGCTTCAGGCGTCACATATGTGTATGCAATATCATCAATCGTTGTACTAAACTTAGAGTTTTTAGGAAGAGTAAATGAAGAAACTGTATTTGAGATACCAGTAAATGTAATCGTTACGTTAGCGGTGGCACCTCTGGCAGAACGAGTCACATAGCCAAGTTCTTTTGCTCTTGAAACAACACTATCTCTTTGCTGTGCAGTGTCCAAGAACATTTCGTTTGCAAGCATATTTGTATAGAATGCATTGTAGTGTGTATTATATGCAAGAATATCCAACAACACAGCCATGTTACTACCTTCAAAGTCGTAGTCTTGGAACTGTGTCTGTGAACTCAAATATGTTTTTAGATTACTACGAATGTCTTCAAAATCGACATCCGTTACTTCTAGATATGTGTTAGCGGCCATTACCTAACTCTTTCTAAGATTACATTTAGAATAACAGGATTTACATCATTGCGAATACTGAAAGCAACAGTAACAGACAGTGCATTTAAATCAGAGCGATCTTCAACCAGAACTTCTAGGATATCCGCTCTAGGCTCATAGTTGTCTATTACCTCACGAATAGCGTTTTCCATAGTCTGCTTCAGTGCTGGCGACCATAGTTCAAATAGATAGTAACGAATAGAACAGCCGATGTCAGACTTGAACGGACGCTCATAGTAGTCAGTAAGAATCAGATTACGAACAGATTCTTTCACTGCATCTCTGTTTGTTTTTCTAGAGAGTTGTCCAGTGATAGGATTTGGTACGAACAAACTGTCCAAATCACTGAAAACTACTTTGTCTTTTACTCCAGCCATTTTTATTCCTTACATACACAAATCTTCATACTTTGTTGTATGAAGTCGATGTAATGACATGTCTCCATGTTTACGAAAGCGTCTGTTGTATTGACGCTTGATTCTTTTTCTTTGCCCTGGCTTCCAGTTCAAGAACTGTTTCCAACCAGTAAGAGCATCAAACTCATCGCCATTTTTTAGAGGTATTCTTTTCATAGTTTACTCCTCTATGTAAACATCTTGCGGAAGTCCTAACCAAGCACTAAGTCCAAATACTTCCATAATCATAAAAGTGAAGAACAACAACAAAATACTCCATACAATCATCTTACCACTAAAGTTGTGTGCGGCTAGACGAATAGCAACCAGTTCATTACCAAGAATACGAAGCATGAGTTCAAACTCATTATGATCCGCTTGTTTTGTCTCTTCAACCTCTTCATCAGAGAAGTCCATTTTATCAGCCATGCTATATCTTTCTATTTATGATGCGTTCTTGGATGATTGTATTTCCGCTCTTCTTTCTTTACAGAGTTTTGCAATCTCTGATAACGCTTTTCTTGCTCTAGTTCCAGCAGTCTTATTACCACCTTCAAACTTCTCACTTTCAGTGATGTAAGTCTCAAATAAATTTACTAAGTTATCATGATTATTCATCGTTTTGCCCTTGACAAATTATAAAAATGTGATAGAATAGATTCTGTAATCTATCAGATAAACTATTTAGTCTCCAATAAAGACTGTCTGTGATGCTGATTCAATCTTATTGGAACCATCTGAACCAGATATTCCAGCCGGATCATCACCAGTATCTACTGTATCATCTAGTCTTGCCGCACCTTTTGTACCACTGTTTAGATTGATTGTCTTACCATCCATTGTAATATTACCGTCAGCAACGATATTCAAGTCTCCAGTAACGTGTAGTTTATCATTACCAGTTACAGTTCTAAAACCATTCTTATGATGAGTAACAACGTCACCATTTGGATGCATCTCAATAAAAGTTCCAGACTTATGATAGATGTGAATCCTTTCAGCATTAGCAGTATCATCAATCTCTACTACATGACCTGATTCAGATTCATACACATGGTTCTTTGGATACTGTGCGGCATATGGTGATACAGGTTCTCCAGTAACACTGTCTGGTGACTTGGTGATACTGTTTGTTCCTCTTGCAAGTTTATTTACATCACTCTCATCTACATACAGAGGATAGACACCATTGGGATCATTGAATCCTTTTGTGGTGTCAGCGAGAAACTCTGGAATGCCTGCTAGACTTCCCATGACAATAGGTTCTTGCGCTCTGTCTCCATCTAAAAAGAAACCAATAACCCATGATCCCTCAACTAATCCTGTTGGGGAGGTTCCCTTTCCACTAACAGCCGCCGATGTGACATTTTGAACGACTTGAGCCCATGGAAGGTGTTTAGTAGGTATCTGGTCCTTATCATCGGTGTGCCAACCATAACACCGTACACGGACTCTTCCGAGTCGTACAGGGTCGTTACGGTCTTCCACGACCCCCATGAACCATGTAAAATCATTTCTGCCTAGGAAGTTTCTCATCTTCCACCTTCTCTACATACTTTAGAAAACTCAAAAGTCCATTCTTTAGAGTTTCTTTTGTTTTTTCTTTTTCATCAACATAATCTGTTAGATGATTAAAAGAGGCCGAGGACTTTCTTTCTTCCTTTAGTGGCTTTCTTTTTTGCTTTTGGTTTAGGTGCTTCATCTTCTACAACTTCTTCTACTTGAACTTCTGGTTCTACAATCTCTTGAAGAAACTGTTTTTTCATTTCTTTTTCTCTAGGGGACCCTGGCAATGGCATGTTTATCTCCTCTTATTGCTCTGGTTCGTCAACTGCTTTAAGTGCTGTATCAGGAACATTACTCTTAATCCAATCATAGACTTGTTGCTGAACATCACTTTCTTTTCTAAATTTTTTACCTTCTTTTTTCAGATTCACATATGTGAAATCCTTTACGACAATCCCACCAGCACTTGTCTTGATAGGTTTACCGTCTTTGTCTGTCCAAGGAATAGTGTTTTCTCTGTTATTCAGAATAACATTTACAGCACCATTGATACCTCTTGGTAGTTTACCTTTGATGATTGTTGACATCGTTTTAGCCGCACCTTCATGCGTCTTCAACAGAATATCACCAGGCACAACTCTTGCTCTACCAGCATTATTTTTAACAGCAGTGTGATAGTTTGTCAATACCCAAGTTACATGAATATTTTCTGGTTTATATCCAACTGCTTTTAGTTGCGGAAGGACCTCTGTAATGTCACCAATCTCTTTGAGAGTGATATCAAAGATAATATTTGGTAGGGTGCCTTTGGATGCGGCGCCTGAGCGAACCAAGTCGTCCAGCATCACTTTCAGTGTATTCTCTTTAATGCCTGCTTTCTTCACAAACATGTGCAACTTAAAAACATCTTTTGGTTCACGCAAATTTAGTCCACGAACCTCTGGATATTTCTTTTTGAGTTTGTCGATTTCGATGAACGCTTTCTTCCACTCATCCACATCACGAATCTTGAACTTACTGCCTTCCATAAAGTTTTGAATAGCAAAGCCTTTACCAGAGCCAGCACCACCAGCCAGAAATACGATTTGACCATAGCGTTTACCTTGATTGTACATGATGAGTTTTTCGTCAAGTTGCTTAAACAACTTATCTACAAAATACTCTCTTAGTCCTAGTATCATTTCTTAAATCCTGTGTCTTTGATACATGTTACCACCGTGACATGCTGTTCGCTATTGAACTTGTGTCTTAGTGAAGTGATTAAATGCTTACCTGTCATATATTTATCTTCTCTCTGGGCGTCTTCTGTAGTAGACGCAACAGGAAAACTCAGCCATATTGTATCACCAACATTGAGTTCAGAGTTACCATGCAAACTTACTTCCAAAACTTTGTTTGCTAGATGCTTACTATAACTTCTCTTATATGCAAGTGACCTTTCTGAAGACTTGGGTCTTACTCCCTCGTCATTGAAAATCTCTAACTGATCATGCTGGAAGCGAGTTGTCATCAAATCAACGTATGCGGTAGATGAT